CTTGAAATTGACCCGCCGGCTCGACTGCTCGCTCAGATTGTTCGAGGCCCGGAATCGGGTGGCCACCGTGGTCACGCCGGGATAGGTCGCCGCCCCTGTCGTGTAGCCCCGCAGGTTGGTCCACTGGATGGTGTTGCCGGATCGGTTGGACGTATCCTTGGCATCGGTTCGGGTCATTCGCACCGCCCAGCGTCCCGGCGTCGGCAGCGTGTAGCGGTAGCTCCGCCGGATCGGGCTGTTGGTGGCCGCCGAGATCGTGGCCCCGACGATCGGGGTGAACGCGCCGATGAGATTCCCGGCATCGTCCACCAGCGCCGCTTCGGCGCTGAACGTGGCGCTCCGCGGGTCGAGCTCGCCCATATCGTTGGCGTAGTACATGCCGTACGGCGCGACCACGTCGACGGCGACCTGGGCGATGCTGGTGCCGGACGGATTAACGATGAAATGCCCGATCCACTGCCCCTGCAACAGCTCCTGGTTGGCGACCTCGACCGAGGTATACACGGCCGCCGGCAGCGCCGTGACGGGCTGGCCCGGCCCATAGACGCCGAGCACCGTGCATTCCGGAAACGAGGCGAACGGCGTGTCCTCGATGCGCTGGTCGAGAATGTCGTACTCGCCGAGCCCGATGCAGAACAGCTGATACAGGTACTGTTCGCCCCCTTCGAACTCGGTGTAGGGCGCGGTGGCGAAATCCGGGTAAACCCGATGCTCGCCGTAGATGCAGGGGATCGAGCTCCCGAGCCGCGCGACGTTGCCCTGGGCCTGCACGCTGTAGGTCGGGCTCGCCGCGGCCTGGTCGCGAGCAGCTCGGGTGGACGGCGTCTTCGGTGACCCGATCAGGAGGTTCGCGAGCTGGGATAGGCCGAACGAAGTCGCTACACTGAGGAGTGTGGAAATGACCGTGATTGTTGCCACGACCGTCGAAATCGAAGCGGTCATTCCGATGGCCGCGACGATAGCCCCTGCGATGGCGGTAAACCCCGGCACCGCGACGAACGCGACCACCGAACCCAGTTCGATCCGCCGCGTCGGCCACTCCGACCGCAATACTGGATCGCCGTCGACCAGGCAGATGGTCGGCAGCGGGAATTCGTCGATGCCTTGCCCGTCCAGCCACTCGCGGATCGTGACCGGTTCGGTGACCTGATAGATCTCCCGGTCGGAGACCTGGAACGGGTTGCGCGCGTGGACGACGACCGCGGGCTTCTGCGGCGGCGGCAACAGCTTTACATCACGCATGCCGCAACCATTCGAGATGGCCCCAGCCCGCGAGGCGCAGCGCCGCCAAGGTCGAGAACACCACACCCGGCCCGTTAGCGCAGTGCAGAATGCCGCCGCCGTCGACGGCCAGCCAGACGCCGATATGCGACGGGTGCCGAGCATGCGCCATCAGCACGAGATCGCCCTCGGCCCGCTCCGTCGCAGGGATAGGCGTCCAGCCGGCCCGGTAATCCTCCCGCGCCATCGCCGCGGCCACCTGGCGCCGATCGGTCGGCTCGATGCCGTCCACCAGCGGCAGCGAGCGCCCGAAATGGCGCGCCTGAACCGCGGCCACCAGACCGTAGCAGTCGTAAGTCTCAGGCCCGCGCCCGCCGGCTTCCCACGGTTTGCCGATGTAGTGGTTCGCCCAGTGAGTCATGTCGCGGCCACCAAGCCGGGGAATTCGGTCAGGGAGTATTCCCGGTTCGGGAATTTGCGGTTGGTGTAATCGCCGTACGTGGCGCGGGCCGTGATCTGCATCACGTTCGCGTTGATCTGGGTAATCATCAGGTGCAGCGGCGGGTCCATCTGCGGACCCGTCGTGTCGGTGGAGAGATAGGGCCGGTAAGTCAGCGCGATCGGCTCCGCCGTCGTCACGGCCGCCTCGATCTCCAACACGATCTCGGCGGAAACGTTGTCGATGGTTACGACCGCCTGCGGCTGGGCGCCGTCCTCGACCGGCGGCACTTCGATGGCGAAGGGATAGCCGACGAACATCACCGCCTCCCCCGGATCGGCCGGGGCGTCCGGCTCCAGCGTCAACGACCAGTCCTGCGTATCGCGGACCAGCCGGACCGGAACGCTGAACGACGGATGGCGAAGCTCCAGCGTCTCGAGCACCACGACATCGGTGGGTGCCGCCGCGTAGGCTTCTTTAATAGCCTGTTGCAGAGTGGGGTTGGGCATCGTGACTCCTTAGGGCGAGGCGATTGGACGATTTCGAACGATCAGCGTAAACGACACTTCCCATTGGGTGTCCGATACGCGCCGGGCGCGCCAGGGCGGTCGACCGGTAATCCGGGCCTGACAAATCGTCGTTCCCTGGCCGTTGACCAGGGGCATCCCGAACCACTCGGCGCCGTCCTTGAGCGTGTAATGGTGAAAGGTCTCGAACGCGGCGAGCTGTGCCCGCTCCATCGGCACCGCGACCGAGTAGTGCGTCAGCGGTTGCGTGAAGCGGCGGCGGGCGCGCGGCGATCCGGCTTCCATTTCGGTTTCCGCGATCGCCTCGACCGGCTCGATGGCGTAGCCCTCCAGTGTGGAGATGACCGGGAGCGAACTGGGCCAGTCGGACATCAGCGTGTCGCCCCCGCCGCGGGGTTGAGACGATAACGCTGCTCCATGGTCCGGGCCACGTCCCCGCCCTTAGCTATATCGGACTGTACCGCGCCTTTGACCATCTCGATCAGCACGTCGATGCGCGGCCCCTGCTCGGTCTCTCGCGATTCAACGGTCGCCCGCGTGCCGGGCGCCTCATGCACGTGTACCTCGACGTTGCCGCCGGGCCGGAAATTGTTGCGATGGCGGAGATCGTTAGCCGTGAGCACCTCCTCGTCGGTCCGAAGAATCGTCGGCACTTCGCCCGGTTTGATCCAGCCGCCGGAGTGGAGCCGCGGCGCCCCGACGAACGCCAGCGCGGGCACTCGCCGCGCGGCGCCTCCGGCACCGGCCATGCCGCCCGAGTGTTTGACCGAGGCAAGCATGGACCCGAAGAAATCGCCGGAACCGAACAGGTTCAGGTTCTTCAAGCCACCGAAAAGCGTTTTCAAAATCTGCTGCGACGCCGCCTCCGCGGCCATCCGCCGAAGCGTATCGACAAAACCTTTCAGCATTCCGTCGAGCCCGCCCTTGAACGGATCGAACAGAAAATTCGCGAACGCATCCTGGATGTTGTGTGCCGCCTGGCGGCCGAACTCCGTCATCTCCGAGAACCGGCCCTTGAACTGCGCGACCGCCTCGGCGTTGATCAACCGCTCGACGATCTGGACACCCTCGGTGTTGCCGGCCGTTTTGAGCTGCTCGATGAACGCCCGATATTGGTTCTGCAGAACCGTAAGCCGCGCCTGGAACAGCGTTTGTTGCTCGGGCGGAATGACGATATCGGCCAGACGGACGCCGTCGCTGTTTTGCAGTTCCAAAAGCCGCAGGCGGAATTGGTCCAGCTGGTCGGACAGATCCTGATCCCTCATGGCGATATCGGCCTGTGCCTCGGCGACGATTTCCCCTTTTTGCGCTTCGAGCCGTCCGATCTCGCTCATGAGCCGCTCGATGTCGCCCTGGAGCCTGGCCTGCTCGATCGCGGCCTTGCCCTTGTCCGCCGGCAAATTGGCCTGCGCCTGCTCGGCGATCGCGATCTCGCGCCGCTTGGCCTCGATCTGCGCGTCGATATCCG